GCAATGGATAATTTAGCAGCAAGCTCGGTCAGTTCGAGTTTTGTTATACCGTCCAATGTTTCAGCAGTGAAACAAATAACAATCTCAACCACGGCAGATGGGTCAGAAGAATATGTGCCACTAGTTCAGTTGTCGGGTAACTCGATGAGAGATGGTTCTAGTGTTTTCGCTGGTGAACCAGTAATGGGAGCTATCGCATTAGGATCAATCACATATGATACTAATCTCAGTGTTGTATCTGGAAATTCTATGGAAATCGCTATAGCAGTGACAGACGCTGCAACCATATCGGCCGTTGTGACTTTGCAGCTAGAATAATTTTCATGGCTCGAAAGTCTATTGCACCCTGGTCAGAGAGAGTAGCAGAAGGATTAATAGATCAACCAATAGATAGCACTATTACAGCCAGTCAGACTCTAAGAGCAACTGTCGATACTGGATTCATAGATCAAACCGGAACCTGGAAAGGTATCGTTTCCAGTGATCCGTTATTCAGTAGTATTCAAACTGATCCTGGAATAGCCAATGGTGTATCGATTCTAACACCTAGTAAAAATGCTGATGGTACGTGGCCCCTGGATATGACTGGTTACAGTAGTATCCACATTGCTGTTAAACCAAGTAACACTGGTAATTATGCATGCGTAGCGGTTATGGCACCTGGTGATTTATCTTTTGGTGGTTTAACACCTCTTAATGCAGCTGCAACTTTATTGTTTATCAGTCCGTCTAGGACAGTAGATCAAGACCTGGCTGCTGTATTTTCAGATGGCACAATAGCTATGACGGCTGATGTTTGGAATATATTTACAATTCAGGGAAGGGCTAAAGATCAGAACCTATTACAGCTTAAGATCACTAATAACAGTGGTGGATCATCTGATATTCAAACAGCATTTATGAGACTTGTATGAGCGACAATAATGGTAAAGGATCCTAAAGATATTCCATGGGATATTATTATCCCTGAAGTAGTCAAAGCGTTTACCCCTATCATTCAAGGGGTTGCCTGGTTAGCAATATCAAAAGTAGATAAGAAAGCTAACGCTCTAAATAATTTGATTGCAATAGCTGAAATTATCCCTGCAATCGATTTGGGATTGCCTAGAGGTATTGTCCTGGCTGCAATGTATGACAAGACTGGAGATGCTTTAGATATGATAAATCAACTTGCTCAAGCAATAGAAGGTTTACCTGGAGATTTAAAGAAGTATATTCAGGACCTTGTAAATGAAACGAAAAAAGATATAGAAGAAACTTTCATTGACCCAGTAACAGAAGCATCATCTAATTTTCAAAATGCATTAAAGGATTGTAGGAATAATGCCAAAAAAGAAATACCTGGTGGTGACTTCGGATATAGATTAGGTGGTGCGTTCTGGATTACTTCATGTATGGCCCAAAAAGGATATAAAATTTCTGCAGATTATGTAAAGGACAAATTATAATGATACGATGATTAACGAACCCATTCTACGCCATTTAAGCACAACTCAAAAAATCTGCAGTAAGGTTTTGATACGATGACTGACGAACTATTTTACATATTTGCTTTAGTTTCATTTTGCATATATTTTATAATTTATACTTTTTGGGTTCCTTTGAAAACTCAACAGCGTATTGAAAAATGGTTAATGTCAGCAGAGTCAGACGAAACTTTGTTAGCTTCCCTCGAAGTTATCACCAGTAAGATCCGTGAACAACTCCTCATAGATTTTGAGGAATTTATGTTGCCTCAAGCTAGAGATAGTTTTAAAAATTTCTGGAATGGAGCCATGGGTAATGCTGCTCAAGAATTGAGTAAGACAGATGAGGGAGGTCAATTGTCGATTATGCATAGTATGGCTAGTGAGCTAAAGGATCAGCCCTGGTATATTCAAGCAGCAGCTAGTAAATTATTGCCACTGATCAACAAAGCAGCAGAAAACCAGACAGATGCCACTGTTACGCCATTGAAAGGCCTTGGATTGGCCAAATAATGCCAAATAACGCCACAGCAGCGGCCCAAACTCCCCTTTTATACCCATTGCTACCCCACCTCATCCTTAACCCCTTCCCGTCCTTTCAATAGAAAGTGACTGTATTAGATATTCTTAATGACCTTTTGACAATCGAAACAGATTGTTAAGTATTCATTGAACCTATCAGTGCGCAAGTGATCCACATTGCGTAGACAGATGTTACAGCGTCGCTTCATCTATTCCACCTCTAACCAGTATGCACCAGTATCGAACCTGGTTAATCTCCATGGGTCCTTATTGTAAAGTGCCATGAGTTTTTTATTGAAATCTGTATCTCTGGTCATCTCTACTACGTTGGGCTCCTTTCCCACTTTAGCGTAATCCTCAGTAGTAGCAAAGAGGGCAAAGAATAACTGCTCAGCAGAGCCACACTTTGTTTCCCATTCACACTTAACAGTCTGTCCTTTCAACTCTGCTTCTTTCTTTTCCCTATCAACTACGTTAGAGGACAGGGGGGGGAGGGTATCGTAGGAGGGATGGTAAGAGATCTCAATAGGAAATGAATACTTCCATCCATACTTAGGTGTCTCTCTAATGTTGCCTGGTCCCGTAAAACGGAATATGGCATGCATGCCTGGTGGTACTTCGTCCATCGTTGGACGTATACCAAAACCGAACTTTGCGTCGCTCATCTTAGCCTTACTCAGGTTTTGCTATTTAATAATTTGCGACCTACTCAGTTTATAACACCTACTCTTTTATGAGTATATGCCAGTGGGACTTTATACACGAAAAGGAAAGAATGGTCGCAAAATGTATTTTAGGGATGGCAAGCTCATCTCGAAGAAATCCTACACAGCTTCAAGGGGTCGCTCTCTGAAGCGCAGACCATCAACCAACCGTAGAAGATCCACTGGCAATCCAAGGAGAAAGAATAACATGGCACGATACAGAAAACCTGCAATGCCCCATCCATCGGTAACTGGGATGGGTGCTGGACTTAGCATAGCAAATTACCTTAACACTGGTGTATCAGTTGGATCTGGGACATTAACAACTGGTGGAGTAATCAAGGATGCTTTAGGTGGAAACATAAACCTGGCATTCACAACCTTTTCAAAAAATGCAGTTGACCTGGTTACATCCAAAACAGGTAAAGCCGTATTATCCAGTGCGATAGTACTCGCCACTGCTGGTGGAATTGCTAGAAAGTGGTTCCCCAATGTTCGTCTAGGCGGAAATAAATTTTTCTTTCGAATCTAAAATAAGGAGAAACAAATATGAGCATCGTAATTTCACGAAGTGAATCACAACTAGCAGCAACGACATCGTTCCAGGCAATGGATAATTTAGCAGCAAGCTCGGTCAGTTCGAGTTTTGTTATACCGTCCAATGTTTCAGCAGTGAAACAAATAACAATCTCAACCACGGCAGATGGGTCAGAAGAATATGTGCCACTAGTTCAGTTGTCGGGTAACTCG